ATCATCAGTAACTTTAGTAATTTCGTTAGTACCGCCAAGTTCAACAACGGTACCTGCTTCTAGTAAATCATCTGCCGCAAAACGTTCTGCAACGTCGGCGTATTGAGCACTAATATTTGTACCACTAATACCACCAGTAGCACCATTAATTGTCATGGCAGTAGTTGGTACTCCTGCTTTATTAACATTAAATGTTATATTTCCGTTACTAGTTTGATTATATAGTGTTACTGCTGTTCCTGCAACCCCAATTCGAGCATCTTGATTAGAACCAACTGATAAACCAGTATTATTCAAAACAGCAAATGTGCCGGTTGTAGTTTCTGCTACATTCTTTAACAAGAAGTCAGTTGGGTCATATCCTTCAAGTGTTTGAGCAACACTTGCAGTTCCTTGGAATAAAGGAATTTGTGCACCGACCAATGTACTTAATGTAATACCTGGACGGATTGTTGTGTATCCTGAAATAGAGCTTGCTGGAGTAAATGCGGCATCTTTACTAACAATGCCAACTACATCATCTTCAACATATAATTTAATTACAACGTGACTTACTGCTACGTTGTCTGTAATAGAATCAGCAATAGCACCTGTTGTGCCTTGACCGGATGTAAATGCTGGACCAACTAATAACCAAGCACTACCTGTCCAAACTTTTAACTGAGCATTAACTGTATCGTACCATAAATCGCCTGTTACATTATTGCTTGGAGCACTTGCTTGAGCAGTAGTAGAGGAAATTGTTTTCCATTGTGCTCCGTTATAGGCTTTCATTAAACCATTGGCACTATCCCACCAAAGTTGACCAGTTAGTGGTGCGCCTGGTGCTGTTGTATTGGAAGAATTTTCCAATAAGTGGATAACGTTTTCGTTTAAGAATTCACCGTAACCAGCGTAATTTTTACCAACCAGAACCATTGAACTGGAAGTATTGATAGTGCCATCTGCAACTGTAGCAAAGATTTGACCATCTGTTAAGTTAATTGTATATGCCATTTGTAGCTTACTCCGTTAATTGTATTTATGCCGCACTAAGGTTCGTTAAAGTTTGGATACGAATCGTATAATCGATCTGTATCTGTCTGTTCAAACTCTTTTGTACTGGGTGAAAAATTACATGGGTAATCAAGCGCAAATCTGTAGCACTACCGTTCCATGTTTTAAGCCCTAGTTCGTCAAACACATATTCACCATTGAAATTTGTGCTGTTATCAAACGCTTGTTGCCCGTTTGGCTCTCCGTAATCCAACAAACATGTCACTAAAATGTCTGTATAAACCTTACCTGATGTGTGTAATACTGTCATTTTATTGTTAGCAGTATCTAAGTCAGCAGCAGAATTATCATCTACTACTTTGGCATAAGTTTCGTTGTATAGATTGGCATTTTGACCAACTGTATTTGGGGGCAAATAGGTAATAATACCTGTGGGATCTACGCTAGATCCACCGTTACCAAACGCCATTGAATATATCCATCCACCACCTTGTGCTGATGTTCTATTGCTCAGTGTTTGAGCCATAGCGTACGATATGTTTTCGTAATGAATTGCGTTCTTTTTATCTACTAATACTTCACCAGTGACAGGATTATGTATCTTAACAAACCCTTCAATTTTGGCTAGACCTGGTTGAATTATCATGCTCGCTTCTCCACTATAACTTCCTTAGTTTTTGGGTCAAAAATACGAATATGTCCTTCAACAGAAATAGTCCCCGTTTCTTGGGGCTTTTTAGCCGGTGTTACAGGCTGTTGCGGTGTTGTATTTTGAATCATACTTTATTTACCTTGATTATTCGCCCCGTAAAAACCTTGCGGCCTCGGTGTCTGTATCTTGTAAAGCAACTCCATTACTTGGAGTACCTACACCGAGTGCGTACCATGTTACACCACGACGTACTAAAATAGTAACTTCGGAACCGTCTGCTGGTGCTGTATCAAACAATACAGTAACAGGATTTTCGTTAGTAATTGTATATCCGCCTAATTGTAGTGTTCCACCTACATATACTTCAACTGCTTCAATATCAACAGTACTATCAGCGGCTGATACATCTATTAGTGTAGCAACAAACGATGTTGTAACTCCGTCGCCAAGATTTACTCCGGATACCAATGGGTTAGTTGTGTTAGAAACAATATAGTTTTGATAGTTTGAGAATAATAAATTACCACGACTAATATTATAAACGTCTGTACCTACCGCGTGGTCAGCAGCACCAGTTCCGGCTGTTCCGCGACGTAATCCACTAATAGTATTAGTGTTAAGATTACGATTACGATACATAATTCTTTCACCATTAATAGTTAATAGTCCCCATACATTACTAGATAAGTTTGGTTGGTTGAGTGCAGCAGCGTTATATACATAAATTGTATCATCGGTAGCACTTAATGCTTGAGTCAAATATGTTGTAGTTGCAGAAGTAATACGATAAGTTGCTTGGACACCACGCATGTCTTGGAATATACGGAATGCCATTGCTTCTGGAGCAATGCTAGCAGTAAACTGTGTAATCATTACTACATCAGTTGGGGATAATGTATATCCACCTGCTAGTATAATTTCGTTGTTTAAAACTGTAAAGTCAACATTATTAAATATTAAACCACCATTTAATGTAACAAATAAACGATCTGGATCTGTGTTTAAGTGATCAATGAATAAATTATTCAGTGAAACCGCTTGAGTAGCACTATAATCAAATGATCCGGGATCACCTGTAACATTTCCGGCATCAAAGTTTAAACTATCAAATGGTTCTGTATTTGTTCGTGTACCACCTGTTGGGCCAACATATACTTGTGTTAATACATCTTGCTGGCGAGTGTCATTCCAACTTGTTACAGAAATAATTTCTCCGTCTGCCGGTACAAAGCCACCGTACTGATTAAAGAATATTTGATTACCTGTAACTACTGCTTGTGCGTTTGTAGTTACACAGATTAAAATTTTCTCGCCATTTGACGGAGTGATAGCAAATATTACAGCACGTGGAGTTTCTGCGTCGTATGGTTCAACAATGTAATCTATATTAAGAGTTTGTGGAATATCATTTATATAAACACGAACTTCATTGTCAGCAATTATTTCTTGACTAAATCCTAAGCGTTGTGGCAATAAGTATTCACTTGTACCATCAGCAAGGTATTGAGCACCGGCAGCAGTTCTGGCACGACGTCCTTCAATAGTAACATATACATTGTCCGGATTAGTATAAATCATACTATTAGTCAGTGTATACAGATATTGATCGGTTACGCCTGTAATATACTGAGTAACTGGTACTGACCAACTATAATCTACTAATGTGTCATCAATAGTTGTTGGGCCAATGGCTGCAATCATTAAGTAGTCAACAGCAGTATAGGTGTTAGAGAATGTTAATAATGTGTTTACACCGTCTTGAGCATAAGTGTAATTTGTAATTAAATTACCATTAACAAATATAACAAATTCAGTTATTAAGGAATACTCTACTGGAACTACTAAAGAGTTTCCAACTTCTTCGCCGTTATAAGGACGTTTAAGTAATTGATTACCGCCGCCAATTTGAAATAATGAAATTACTATAACATCACCAATGTCGGCACCGTTAATTATTGTAACGGTACTATTTGCCCAATCAGCAGTATAGTCTGTGCCAATATGTAATAACAAACCTGTAGTTTGATTCTCTACAAGCAATGTAGCAGGAACTGGTTCTACTCCAGCAAAACTAAATGTCTCTGGTATTGAACTGGCTGTATATTTTGTAAGTTCTATGCGGAAACCGTGTCCGTCACGTGCCCAATCAGCACCAGGTGTTGTGTAAACACGTAGGTCTAATGTATCAAACTCGCTACCAGGAACTAATTCTTCTGGGGCATAACTTGAATATGTGTCAATGTATGCTCCGCCTTCGGGATTAATACTTGTAGCCAATGTTCCTAAGTAAGGATCGTTGTATGGACTTTCGTAAATAGCATCTAATATTGTTTGATCGTAAGTTGGTCGTCCTTCTGGACCGTATGTTAGGTTGTCAAATGGTGTTGTATCAAATGGTGATAAGTCAAATCCAGGATATTGATCATATCCCACACCAAACATTTGTACACCCGGATATTCAACTCCGTCAATTAGCAATGGTAAACTTAATCCTGGCTCATTGGCTGTAGGAGTATAGAAGCCCATTGTACGATCAACACCACTTAGTAATCCTGGATTAACTATGGTCCACTGATCTGGGTCAAAGGTATCACTTTGAATGCCAGTGCTGTCGTCAGCGTTGGCTTCCCACACACGATTTAAATGACGGACCTGTGTGCCATTATCATAATTTACGCCAGCTTCCCATTCAACAATGTCAGATGAGTATTCATATCTGTCATACTTCATTCTAGTAGTGAGTTGGCGAACCAAATCATTACCCATTGTTACTGCGGCTGCTGCACCTGTTCCATTACCGCCAGTGAATGTTATAATGGCTGTAGTTGTATAACCACTACCATAATTATCAATTGTAATACTGGTTACAAGACCGGCACCATTTATTATAGCAGTCATCTCTGCTTGTTCAACACAATCGCCAGTTACTGTAATCACTGGTGCTGTGGTATATCCAACTCCGCCATTTGTAATTACAACACCTTGAATAGACAATGTATAATTGTTATACCATTCATCCCATGGTGTTTGTGCCCATAGTGTTGAATTAGACTCTGTGTCGGCATTAAAGTTAGTATTGCTAACAGCAGTTGATTGTGTATAAGGCAACAATACCGGACTAATGAATTGAGGTACTGTTAATGTAGTATCCCAGTATGCTGGTAAATCAAAGTCGGTCATTAAACCTGGATACGCATCGTTTCCGTTATATGACAAATTAAACTCACGAATTTGTGTATGGTAAGGTTTAACTTCTTGTATGTAGTTCAACACAAAATCTTGATTGTCTTGATTGTAGAATTGGTATGGTAACAAATTACGGATTTTATGATCAACATCAATTAAACTAGTTTTTATCAACCAGTCTGGTGCAGCAAATTCACTCATCACATATTCAAATACTAATATCAACGCACGATTGCGTTCAATTAATAATTCATCAACAAACAACTGCTCGTTGATTGCTTGAATAATTTTACGAGTTTCGATTACAGGTTCTTGATCAAAGTATTGAGCATCAAAAACTTCTACGTCAAATCCAAAATTGCCAGCGGTATAATTCCATAATGACTCACTGAATTCAATTGTGCCATCTTCTAATCCTACACGATCCCATCCAAGATCAGTACGTTGATAGATTTCAAACTTGCCTGTGCCTAGTATGTTAGTTACTTTAACACTTGCGCCAATTGGTGCTATGTTTAATGTTACACTGGCTAACCCAGAATAGTTTGATACTGTGGCCACTGGGTTTACTGTTTTATTATATCCTGGCAAATACCAATCAATATAACTCCAATAACGACGTGTGTCATAATTTTGAACACGGATTAATGCCAGGTCTTTAGAACCAATTAATGATCCTGCTATAACTTCATATATTGTCCAGAATCCAGAGTTAGTTGAATCAGATGCCACTAGATATTTGTATCCGTATGGTACAATAAGTAGATTTTGATAACTTAATTCTGTAAGAGTTTCAACACGTTTGTTCCATGCACCGGAACTGACTGACGGCTCTGGCTCTCTGCTGTTGAGTAATGTAAAACTCTTTGTTTCACTGATAGGATACTGTGCTAATACTGTGTTGGCACGGCCTAAATAATTTTGTAATGCTGAGAAACGGTCAACAAACATACTTTGACGTGGACGGAATTCAACACCGTAACGCATTGCTGGGCTTAATCCAGCGTCGGGTACATTGGCACCGGTAATGTTAATACCAGAGAAACTGTCTTGTAGTTTTAAGTATAGGTTGTCACTTAGGAAACTATCTTCACGGCCGTCTGCTATTAATTCATATTCTTGGTGAACGTTGTCATTGTTAACTAACCGATCATATTCAATATGTAAAATTGTGTCTTGGGCACTTACTAAATCAAGTACATTGTAAATTGCCACTGTGCTAGCATCCAATGGAGCAAGATACGCAATACCACTGGAACGTGGATATTCAATATAGTTGGCAATGGCAGTTGTGCTAAGTTTTTTACCGGCAACGGTATTAACTGTGGAAATATTTCTTACCCAGAAATAATAACGAGTGGCAAATACATTTTCAGAATTTAATTCAGCACGAGTAGTATAGCTTAAGAAACTCAACGGAGTTCCTGGTCCTGTATAGTTAGCAGGTGTTACACCACTTTCGACCCATTGATAAATGTCAATGCGGCTACCCGGGAATGTTTGTCCCCAACGACGACTTGCGTAAACAATATCATCTTGATTTGGATCAATGAAACGAACCGAGTTGGTATCCCACCAAATTTGTCCAACTCTTGCTCCACTCCACGGATTACCAACATTGTGAACTGGCCCATTGTTATAGTTCGCTGGATCTACTGCTCCAATGTAATCAATGTTTTCGCGGGCAACACCAAGGATCTTACCTTGTAATGGATTAAAGAAATCTAAGTAACTAGTAATTTGTGATTCTAATTTGTCATACATGTAAACAGAATTTAACAACGCAACATCTACCACTGGAGTTTGTTGATGTTTTACTGCCCATGCATTTATTCTTGTTGGATTATCAAATACAACAACTTGACCAAAATTAGCAAATTGGCTATCTTCTAAATCGTTGCCCGGTGCTCCAACTAATAGTTTACCTGTGATATAACTAAGTCCTGTTCCGTAGTTGTCAAGTTCATTGGTTGTATCATTATATAATTGTTGACCAAATACAAATTGTCCCGGATCTGTTACTGTATCGCTGGCACTTGGCAAATAGTCAAATGTATATGCTACACCACTTTGTACAATTGTAGTTGAGAATATAGTACTACGGTCATCAAAATAAGTTGTATCATTATCAAATGTCACTGGCTTATACATATTGCCACGCGGTGCGCCAATGACTAAAGTTAATCCTGTTGAATCAATGGTTAGACTAGACCCAAAGCGAGCAAACTGGCTTGGGTTTGGACTTGTAATAGTTTGTGTATAAGAATAATTTACAAAGCCAATGTCAGCAAATGCTGTGCCAGTTAAACCAGGTAACACATTTAATTTTGTTCCTGGCAAGGCAGCAGCAGAGTTTATAACACTTATGGTTAATATGCCGGATACTACACGAATTATAGTTTCGTCTGCCGGTGCGCTAACAAATGTAACAATGCCAGTGGTATTATTATAAGTGTAAGTGACATTTAATGTCTGTAATGTTGTGTTGACGTATATAACCGGTGTGTAACTATCATACTGTGAATATGTCACACCAATATCATATGTTTTAGTAAGGCCGTCGGCAGTAAAATATAAATCATCACTTACTACTGCTGTAACATTTGGTATACCAATGCCATTATTAGAAGCGTTAATTGCTGTGGCTAATCCAGCTACTGTATTGTCTGGTCCAGCAGGAACAGTAACTTCGTAGTTGTTAACACGAATTGTATCACCACCTGTTAATGTTGGGTTTGCCACCGGTGATGAAATTATTCCATACACACGAGCTTGATTTACATTGCGTTGAACTGCACCAGAATCGTTATTAGTGTTCTGCGGAGCACCTGTATAAACGCTACAATTTTGTGGACATAAATCTACATCCCATCCAAATTGTGCTTCATAAATTGGTGCATTATTTGCTGTTTGATTTAACGAATCCCAATCAGATGTAGTTATAATTTGTTGTATTTGATTGAATATATTACTTTCAATTTCAATTACATCACCAACTACTAATGTAACAGCACTGGTCAATATAACATCGTTAGCAACTATGTTAAATCCACCACCAATAAATTGATCTGCATTGGTTAAAAATACATTATTAATTAATACAGCAACAGGTGGTTTCCATCCTGTTGGCAATGCAAAAGTTGTTGTGGCAGTTTCGTCTATTCCAACTTGATATCTCAATACGCTACGATCGTAAACATATGTGCTACCAGATTCTAACGCACTAACTGTTGTAGTCGGTGCGCCAATAACTACTTGACGGCCATCGGTTGCTGATGCTACGCTATGTCCAAAATTCTCACTACCGGCTGGTCCATCAATCTTATCAATATATTTAAAATATGTTTTGGCTGCTGCCATTATAATTGCATCTGGATCTGGATTTGAACCAGCTTCAAATGTAACAGTTGTTCCGGCAAATGTATAATCAATCCACGGACGCTGTACTATTCCATCTACTGTAAGTGTAAACGAATCAATGTCTGTTGCTGTATACAAATATTCTGCTAGATCAAAATTAGTATCGTTGTCTACTCCGGAACCAACAGGAGTAAATGTAACTATGCCACCAACAGTCACGCTATCAACTGAAATAACTAAATCATTTGTTGGTGATGATCCGCCGCCAATAGTGGCAGCATTAATTGTAAGTGTATCGCTAACCGAATATCCAAGTCCAGGAGCGGTTAATGAAACAGTATATAATCCGCGAGTGCGGTCAACTGTAAATGTTGCTTGTGACCCAGATCCAGATGTTGAATCTTGCGTTACACCATAATAAACTTGATGATCAAGTTGAGCAGATTCACGACGTGCAATTACAATAGTTAATCCAGAGTCCGGTGCATCAGTGAACAATACCGCAGTATTACTTAACACATAGTCAATACCTTCAGTTTGTGCTGTATTATTAATAACAACTACTAATTGATCCGGTTGCGTATAATCAATTATAATATTGTCTGCATATTGGTATTGTTGATTTACACCATCTGCTATGTATGTTATTGATTGGTAAGTAGTATCAACACGACCATACGCATAAACTGCGTTTTCGTCAGGTGCGCCAATATATATAATTCTTTCGTCTTTGCTTATTGCAACAGAAGTACCAAAACTTCCTGCACTAGAACCGTAGTCAGGTGCCACTAACAATTGAGGTTGTGTGAAACTATTAGCAAGGCCGTCTCTGTTAATTACTGAAGCATAACCAACTCCGCTATAGCTAAGACTTGCTCCGGCTACTGCCCAGGTTTGATTTCCAAACGCAATGTCATTACCAAATCCCAATGTGTCAAGGGCAGTTAAAAATAATGAATTATCTTCTAAATATAATAAATTATCTCCACGCAAGTAAGGATATACAACACCTGTATATGTAGAGGTTGCGTCATTATAGTATGTTGGAGCACCAACTAATGCCGCAATATTATTGTACGCTTGAGCAACACTTGTACCATATCCGGTATTTTCAATAGGTAAATGTTGTGTTAAAGAATAGTTGTCAGTAAAGACATCTTGTTTTTCTAATACTTCCCATAACCCAGAGCCGTTATTATCAACCCAGGCCAATGCGCCAGGCACTAAATCATTAGCATACGACAATGATCCAATATCACTTGCTTGTGATACACGCATTGTGTCAAGATAAAATGCTAACCCCGATCCAGTAGCAACTGTTTGTTTTCCAGTAAATGTGTAAGCCACTGTCAACGTTGTTGGTGTAGGCGTTGTTAATACTCGGTATATACCATCAAACCCTGCATTGAAGAAACGAACAATTAATATATCTCCGCGAGTTCGATTGTGTATTGCCGAGAATGTAACTAAACTTGTTCCGTCAAGATTATCACTTACACGAGTAATTTTTCCCGGAGTTTGAGTTGCACGATATACATTCCAATCGTAACTATTTGTTTTAGCTACCCAAATTCTTGTACCATCACCTACGTTGTCAAGATCAGCCGCAATAGCACTTGGGTCATTTAATGAGAATACTGTAATATCAACATCATTAATATTTACATAGCCTGCACTTGGCAAGGCCGTATCTGTAATAGTAGATGTTGTGGTAGGTAAAATGTTAGGCGAAGTTAACTTATAACTTTCACGCCATACATCATTTAACAATATGGTTTGGTTTGCTACACTTGTTTCGCCAACATCAATTACTTGAATTGTTGCTGGATCGCTTTGCAGTAATGCTTCGTTTAATTGTAGTTCAAAATAACTACGGTTGGCATTGGCACCATATGTTCCGCGAAGTATTGCCCAGTTTTCGTATATTTGATAATCGGCAATTTCTTTACCAAGGTTTGCACCTGTGAATATTTCTGCACTTAATATAGTACCTTTGGTACCAATAAATTGTTTGTATAAATTAACTTGACTTGTGTCATCAAGATTTAATGCAACCATGTAATCACGTGGCTGGAATCCAATCAACCCATAACTTAATAAATCGTTGTCACGTTCTAAGTTGGCTGTTTGTGTATTGTAACTGTTAGCCAACTGATCTGCTTTGTTAGCAATGTTAGGCAACAATCCTTTTTGTATTTTTGTATAATCACTCTTAATCCAATCGGAGTAAGCAAACTCTCGTTTAGGTTGAATAATGTATTGTGCTGACCAGTAGTTATTTTTGTAATTAACAATTTCACCTTTGGCATACTTGCGATTTGGAATCCAACTCTGTACATTGTCTTGGTTAAGCACAAACCCTTGTGCGTTTAATGTTCCATCCCACTCAGTAGTAGTCATTGCCACTACGTTAATACGGTTTTGTCTTGCGGCAGTTGTTGGATTATAAATTAAATCGTTAAAAATACTAACGTTGTCAAGTATTACAAGATTTTCATAACTTGTATAACGTAAGTTAGCAAAGGCAATTGCTTGACCATTGGTACTGGTTACACTGAATCTATTTTCTAAACGTTCAATGCTTAAATTTCTAGCATCAAATGGCAAGCGGTTTTGATCCAGCATTATATTTTCTATATTCTGCATCATAACATTGTCAATCACTGCACCGGGCTTTTCGGCAATCAATTGAATTGCCGCTGGGTTTAAATTAATTAAACTGTTTACACCCCAGCCTTGATTTGCCCAGTATAAAAATTCTCTGGCCATTTGTTGCCAATCAAGTGGATAACCGTTTTCGCGATCTTCTCCAAATATTAATCCTTGGCTGGTTAAGTATTGACCATAACTTAATAAGAAGTCAACCATAGATGATTGGTTTGTGAATACAAATCCGTACGGTACTTGTACAACATTAGTTGTGTATTGTTTTGGTACACGAACAGTACTGCCGCCAGATGCAACTGTTTGTAATTGTCCATTGGCACGACTTGCTAAAATATTAAAATATGGATCGGTGGTTCCGTATCCAAGTACAGCATATCCTGTTGCAACTGCTTGTACAATAACAGCACTATAGACTACCGAGCTAAATGGTACGTTCTTGTACAGCAATAAATTATAACTTTCGTCTGGCAATAGCAAACTTGAGTTTTGGCTGTTAGGGCTCGAACGCTCTGTGTATACTTTGAGATATTGCTTATCTGTGAAGCTGGCTGTTCTCCAGCATAGACGAACATCAAGACTTGCCAACGCATCTTCTAATGCATCGGTTGAATTAATACCTAACTGTTGGTTGTAATCAACAATCCAGTTTATATAACTTGCTTTACTAACAGGAGTAATAGTCTTATTAATAGTATTAACATGCCCGCCATACACTTGTACACCATTGGCATCTAATCTATAACGTCCGTTGTACAAATATTGCTCAAGGTCAGTATCGTATTTGTAAAGGTCGCGGTCAGCAAACAAGCTAAAGAATTCTGCAGGGCGTGTCAGTGCTAATAAACGCATAACAGCAAATGGATAGCTACTGCTTGTCCACCATGCGGCTTCGGCCGGACCGCCATCGCCAACTACCCAACTCTTACGGAAAGCATTAGGATCATATGATCCAACTACACTTTGTAATGGTGATAGCAATGCTCCCTCTGAACCAGATGGAATAAAATATGTTGACAAGTTTGGACGCTTGTATTTTTCAATTACATAAGGTGCTATTGGATCAGCAACATAACCTGCTTGAATGTCATCCCACAATATCAAGTTATCACTTGTATAAGGAATAGGGCCGTAACGACCAGTCCACCATATAGGACGTTGACTGAAGCCAAGCATTTCCCACGGTGTTGTAGCAGGACTTAATGTATCATAAAAGTCTCTATAAATTCCACGCCATGCTCCAAGCAATGGCTCATTCTTTTGTTTGTCGCCTGCTTGGCTGTAGTTGTATGTAAACTCGTTGGTATTAATGTATTGTTGAGTTTTGTAATCAATTTTGTTTTGGCCAACCCATGTTAAGAAACTTTCACCAAGTATAGTTGTAATTTCTGCGGCAGTATAGTCTGTTGTACGGAAGTAACCGGGTATTACATCATCTTCAACAAGCGGAACCGGGTTGCCTTGCGTTTTTAAGTTGTTAAAAATTCTACGTTCAAATTCTAACAATATATCATCACGCAAGTCGCCAAATGCGGTAGTAATACTACCGTCATGACCACGGATAACCATTGTAGGATTAACATAGTTTGTATCCAAGAACATTTCTGGTTTATAAGCTCCGTACAATCCTAACTTAGTAGGAGTATTAGGAACAAAACTTCCGGTAGTTGTAGTATATTCGCGGATAGTAACTTGATCACCAGTTACTAATGTTGTTGTAACATTAATACGTGGACCATCTGTTGCCACTGTATAATCATAATTCAATGTTAGCAAATTGCCATTAAGATAAACTAACAAACCTAAGAAGTTAGCAGAAGTAAATGTATATGTTTGGACAGTATCAAATACTCCAGTGGAAATTGGAGTTACTGTATGAACAACTTCAGTATAGACACTACCACTTGGTATCATGTCACTATAGAAGAAACTGTTTATGTTAGATTTACCTAGTCCAAGATCAGTGATTATTGAATCAAGAATTTGACTTGTTGTAAATGTACCCCACTCACTTTTAATAGAATTTTCTAACATTCTATTTTTAAATTTATTATATTCTCTATCGTTAAACTCTAGTGACTTAAATATATTATATTCTGGCTCTCGCATAAAGAAACCAGCCAATGTCACAGGAGCACTTTGTTGTAATATTGTTGTTCCGTAACGACTAATGTTGCCCAAGTCTCTAGTATTATTAGAGCCGTTAATATGTCCAGAGAAGTTAATAAGATTCTCTGCAATACTTTCGTAATGTGTTCTTACTGTGCCTAATGTAAAAGAAGGACTGTTGGCATTAAACGGATTATTTTCTAAGTTAACAGGAACTTCGTAGAATCCTGTAGCACTAATTTGATCACTTAATACTTGAACTTCAATTACTGACCCGGGAACATAAATTTTGTTGAGAGCAATTAAAGTTGTATTTGTATTTCTAGTAACTGTGTACTCTTCTGGCAATACAAATTCATTGGCCACATAAAGTAAAATAGCAGGAACTACAGTATTAATAGGAACGTTAATATCTAATTGTAATGTTGTTCCATCATATGTGAATTGGAACTGTTGGCGAATTTGACTTGGTGTGGCAGCAACTTCCCATCCAATTTTGCGTGAGTATAAAACACGATTGGCGTATTGATATACAAAGCCATCACTAACATTGCCGACAACACCGGACGTACCAGTTACATAATTAAATGTATCAGTATATAAATTGTTATTAAAAACAATATCGCCAATGTTGCTGAGACTTAAATATTTTATCGGAAATCCTAATACAGGATCTGCTGTTCCTGTCCCGGTTGCATAGCTGAATAGTTTACTACCAATGAATGTAGAACTAGGATATGTTGTTTGACTATTAAAACTTATACCATTAGAATCAAACACATCAAATAATGGTGCTTGATTAGTAGATGTTTTTTCTTGTGCTAATATCCAGTTAACGCCATCAAAGTAATAACTTAGACCTTGCTGTGTTAGTCCATTTAACGCAACTACTGTTTGATTAACAAGAACCGTAGCATCATTTGCTGGAACTAAATTTATAATAGGTTGATTAATTAATGGATTAACAGTATCTGGTTCAATAAATGTTACTTCGTATATTTTATTGCGGACTTGTGCGTCTGAATCATTGGCAAAAATTACACGACTGCCGGTAATAAAGGTATAGCCATCTGTACTGTAACCAATTGACCCGTTTATATTACTAAATGCGTCAGTTGCAGTAAAGTCAATAATATTAACTGGTTGTTTACCTTCGGTTCCAAATCCAAATAATTGTGTGCCGGCATTAAATTCTATCACCGGGCGTTTGGCTCTAAAGTTATTGTTTAAAACTGCTATAGTATTATTATAATCAGCACTGGTATTAATAACGTCAATGTGGAACCAACGGTTAGATCTTGACCATGCATTTAAATCTGGACTAGCACGATTAATTGTTAGATAGTCGGGAATTAAAGGAGCATTATTGGTAGAATCATAGTTGCCAACATCATATCCAATACTATCAAAAGGAATACTAGCACTTTGTGTATATGTTTCAGGAGTAACAAAATCAGCAACTGGCAATAATTTAATTGCAGTACCTACACCTTCAACATAGTATTCTTGATTTTCGTAATTAGTAGGAAATGTTGTTCCTCGGAATTGGACTTTAAGACCGTTTGTAAGTAATACTCCGTTTGGACTGGTGTATGTTTGTTGACCAATAATATCTTCAATAAAAATTGTACTGGCTTGATCTTGGTCAATTAATCGTATCTGTCCAAATATTTCTGGATCAGTTCCGTCTTGATAAAATAACACATCTTTGATTGCTGTTAACAAAGGAATCTGTTCAAATATTCCATCGGCATTTTTATACCATTCTGTACTTGAATATTGTGTTCCAAATAATATATTAAATTTGTCCAAATTTTCAACAGGCAATATGCTATTCAATCTAATATATTGTTGTCCGCCTGTTGTAGTAACATATTCAATTTTCCATACGCTATAACGTTGCGCTTGAGTTAATGGTGTTGCTTGCGAAAATGATGTACTATCAAAACTACCAGCTCCGGCTACCCCACCACCTGTATTAATTAATGGATCAAATTGTGTAGAAACTTCCCAGCCGCCTTGGTCGGGGTCGGCATTATTAATAAATGCAACAGTACGCCCATTTAAATTAGTAATCCCATCAATACCACTTGGATTTAGTGAGAAGAACTCTGTTAAAAATTGATTATTAATTTGTTCAAATTTTAAATTAGTTATTAAATCAACTGATCCAATACTAGGAAGTGAATAATAAAAACTCTGTGCGGTTGATTGTGGCACACTAAATGTAACTGATCCAAGATCCTCACCATTGTTAATTACACCCAATACATCTCTACTACTAATGTTTGGTGCCCAAGGTAATGTCCCAGAAACACCAGGTTCCATTTGAATCCAAAAGCCAGGTCCAGTGCCCGGTGTTCCATCTACAATTGTAAATGTTCCTTGCATGTTGAATTGTGTTTCACTGGTATAATATAAATTATCCGGTGCGTCTTGCGGAACTGTAAATGTAATATTGCCAGTCTGTGAACCATTGCGACTTACACCTGTATTGTATTGGTCGCCTGTGCCTTGACTAGGAGCAGTTTTAATCCAAAAAGGAGATGTTACATCAAGATTTAAATTAAAGACGTAAGTGTTACCACGAATTAATGTTAGTGCTGGGTTTGGAACATAATCAATTACATAAGCAGATATACCAGTTGTTGTAACACGAAAGTTTACTGATTCTTTTTCGTTTTGCGCTACATTAAATGTATAGTTGCCGCCGCGAACAAGAGTAATTGCAGGATTACTTGTGGTATAATTAGAAAAGTTATATACCCCATTTTCTCTTGTGACAGTATAATCCGCCATCAATGGTACAGCAGTAGCACCAACATCAACCGATAACGGTCCTGCTGGTAACCAATAATATTGGCTAAAGTTTACAAACTTATCAAAGTCAACTTGTGGATTCCATGCATAGTATTCACTAGTGTAAAGTCTATCGCTGTCATTAGTAAAAGCACCTTGGGTTGCTAAAGCATCACCGATGCCCGGATATGTAATAGCGTCTTCAACGGTATCACTATCGGTCTTTAAGATAACAACACCGGGTTCTAATTGGTAGTTGGTGCGAGCGGTTGTAGGTTCAACTACATATCGGTTGTCGGCATTAACGCCTGGGCCAACACGACGTCCAACAAATCCTTGTGTCTTTTTAAACTGCGGTTCTTGAACCAGCTGATCCAATGTTGCAGCCAAGAACTGTTTATTTGTAGATGTTTGGAATATCTCGGGTAAGAAATCTACCGTTCTCACTTTTGCCATTAAATTACTCCGCTGCCTGGGGCAGTTCTAAGGTTAGTACTTGTTAATGCTTCAATAACTTGAATGTCAACTACGGTAGCAGCGTTGACAAAAATCTCGTTAGGTGCTGATCTAATTTCATATAGATCACCAAAACTCTTTTGTGGGTTTAATGGCACTAATACGGCAGAACTCACGATGTCGCCCATCTGTTGATGTAAGTATGCTGACAATTCTGAGAAGTAAAATGTATCACCAAAGTCCCAATTTTCAATTGCAAAATATGCATCTAAGTTAGCAACAACCGAACTCTTAATTTCACTAACAGAAGCAGTTGAGTTGCTGGCACGAATAACTTTAATAGTTGCTCGTAATTGTTCTGCTGCCTTGGCACCAAACAACGGTTTAAACTTTACAGGATTCACAATCATGTTGTCAGAAATCATTTTATAATTTTGTAATCCTGCATACTCTGTACTTAGCGCATCAATTGTTGGGGGTGTTGGCACCGGTATGGTGTTAGTAGAATCTTGAATATAATTTCTATAAGCAGTATAGTAATCTTGTGTCACAACATACAAATCAATAATGTTTGACGATCCTGGATCAATACGATTAGTCAACGCACTATTGTGACGGTATTGATAATATAAATCTTGACGTCCGATACGTGACACATATTCAGTTGTTGCCACCAATGCTGTTGTTCCAGCTGTGGTTATACTTAAAATATAAAATAACTCATCGGTATACGCATAGAATACTTGTCCAACAAGGTACTGTGCTTTTTCTAATGTAATATTGTTTAATGTTGCATATTGATCATTAACAATCCCGGAGTCAACTAACACATAGCGTTCAAGATTATCAAAGTCGACAATCTGTTGGAAAAATACTAACTTAGTAGTTGAGTTTACACTTGGAGCAACTATTTCTTTAAAGAAATCTGGATCATCTGGTACGCCGTCGGCATCTCTATCTTGCCAAGATACCAATACTTGATAATCGTCAACATATCCATCTGGTTGTACTGGTTGAGCAATAATACGCATTGTAATATCGCTATCAAGTGGCAAGTTTGAATCTGGACGACTATTTGTTTTTAATACTCTTACAAAGTCGCGAATAACTGTTCCTGTGCGGCTATCATAAATTTGTTCGTCGCCATAGAAGAAGAATCTTGTTTCAAGTACACTACCAAAATAATAATTTAATGCCCTTGTTGTTACTGTGTATGATTCGCCATCTGTGACAAATTGTACAACCCAACTTGCATCTAAATTTGCACCTGATGTATCACCTGCGTAATCTTCATTCCATGTTGCATTAACAGCAAGATTGGTAGAAGTGATTACATACCATGTGTTAGTTAAGTTGTTATAACCTAGACCAAAATTACGATATAATTCAATTTGCGCCAACGCACTTTGTTTAACAGTTGTACCTAAGTCAGTTACAAATAATGGAATAACTTCAACACATTGTGCATTTGTAGGAACATAGTTATTAAGAACAACAGGACCTAACCCATTGGCAAAATTTCCTAATCCTTGATTAGTTCCGTCAAGATATACCGCAGTAGCAGAAGCCCATATAGTTAATTTTTCATCAGCCCTTGTGGGGGTGCCTAATACTAATCTATTATTGGCATCAAAGTAATAACCAGTTGGAGATCTAAATTTAATTAAACTACCAATCTGAATATATTTCATGTTATTACTGGCATATACTCCTACTGACACAGGAATACCAGCAGTATTTTTAAAATAACCAGTAGTTTCATTTGCTAATGTTGTACTTAGATTCCAACTTACTGCCAACGCAGTCAATGATGGTCTTGGATAGTTAGCATAGTAAAATTGCTTGGCAGCTTCTGTTGCCAGTATTGGTTCAACACGATTAGAAAGTATATCACTAATGTCATTGGTGGTTAACCAGCTAAACAAAAATGTTGGTAATTCGTTTGATTCATATAACGCACCATCACTACCAAATGTGTTTGTAGAACTATACTTGCCAGTGTTATCAACTAAATCAAGATAACGACTTGTTCCAATTGAAGCACGGTTAAGTGCTTTGGATTTAATAATTGAATTGTATTGTGTAAACGGAAAGTTATTATAATCTTCACCATTGACCATACGGTTTTGTGTATAGTAACGAGCAGGGGCACGTTGTTTAATTTCGTCAATGGTCTCACGAGCAAGAGCATTGCTCACTGGCTCTGTTATACCACAAGTAACTGTTAATGTTTCTGTTTGTCCAGTGCGACTAATATAAGCAATGCTTAATACTACACTTTGCATTTCTTCTGGATTAATAATATATTGCAATCCATTTGAAGCACGAACATACGCACGGAAAAATCCAACTGGAATTTCAGAAAATACGCCATCACCAAAATTCATTGTAATTTGATCATTTGATCTGCTGGTGACTGAATACAAAGGACGTAATGTTGTTTGTTGTTCAACTGCGGCAGTATAAACACTTTCAACAAAATCCCATTCACGGGCAATGTTGCCTACATTATCTAACTGGTACAACCAGCGGTCTGTGTTGTTAACACCTTCAATATTAACATTGACTGCACGGTTAGCAATACGTTCTGCTAAATTAAAATCTTGATTCTGTAGTACACCTTGTTTAAACAAGAAGAAGAATCCTGTATTAGAAGAAGCAAATCCTAACTGGTCGTTGCGAAACAACATTCCAAACTTTCCATTGGGTAATGGGCTTGGTTCGTAGACATATTCTACTCCGGCGGCTAGTCCAGCAGCAGTGGCACTAACAGCCTCAAATGGCATATTAACGCCATCAACTACAGCACTATAAGGAATTACAGGAAGGAATCCCGGAATTAAATTAACCGTGTATTCATCTGTACGAATGCCTTGAATAGTAGTTCTGTTGCCAGGACGACCAACACGCTGAGTGTTTACTAATGTAGAATTTATAATGGCATTGAATTGCTCTTGCCAATCAAAATTTGTAGGGTCGGCCCAGTTAATAGTAAGGTTTGCTAAATTAATACCATTGTAATCAATAACATTTTCTGTTGTTTGAATGGAAAATACTTTAAGGTAACCATTTGCTTCTGTGTTACGCTTAGGAGTATAGCTCACTAAGTTAGCAAGTTTAACAACGCTGTCACGACGTTCGGCGGTGTCTAAATAATTTTCACGAGTGTTTAAGTCTGTGCGGAAGGCCAATGATTGACCCATAAATGCCATTACATCTAGTATGGCAATAAATTCTGATGATTCAATGTAGTCATTGAATGTTTCGGGGTAGTACAACCGTACATAGTCAACAAAACTCTTACGCAGAGTTTCAAAATCGTAACTCTGGAAGTCAGCTTCGCGGTAGGTTTGGTAGATCCTTTTCCAATCTTCAACTCCAAATACTGCGGTTTGTCTAGTAGTTTTTGCCATAATAATCCATCTTGTAAATTATTTATCGCAAAAATAAACCACCCAGTTTATGTTTATGAATATCCAGCAGTTTGAGTTTGCTGGTCAAAATATAAACTTAAAAATTCAGTTGTTTGTCCAGGAACCATAGTTACTTGCAGTTCGATTAATATGCCATTTTCTTGTGGATACATGTCAGCAGATTGTAAATAAATTCGTGGGTCTAAGCTGGCTATACGCTGTATTTCTGCTAAAATAGCACGTTCAGTATCTTGTGTTTGATTTTCAAATATGTAATTCCATATTTGAGTTCCATATCCAGGGCGGCCAACTAATTGCCCTTGCTGTATATTAAGCGCATTCAGCAGATCACGCTTGACTAACTCAAAATCTACTAATGTAAATTTCTTTGTTTGCCCTATTGTATTAAATCCTTTGAATGTTGTCATAATTGTATTTACTCAGTTAAGCTTCATCATATGGTGCTTGATACGGTGGTAACCCCATTCGTTGTCTAATAATTGGATCATCTCCTTCGTATGGTGGTGCGTTAGGATCATTTAATGAATTAACCCCAGCATCTAAATTTGAACCAAATCCACTAAGTCCTCCGGGTACACTTCCGTTAAGTGCTGCTCTTGCTTGTAATGCGCCTGCCTCCAGTGCAGCAGTATCAACTGCTTGGGGACTAAATTCTGGTATAGATATTTTATTGCTTCCTACAAGTTTAGTAAACGCAGAATTTAATGTTGCTCGATCAATTGTTCCTTCAAATCCCGGGGCCGGCACAACCCCTGCTACCGCCGCTGGTAATTTAAAATCACTAAAGTTAACGGCAAATTGTCCTTGCTTGGCCAATGAGTCCATTTGTGTCTTTATTGAGCCGGTGTCAATACTTGGTAAAGCACCTTTGGCCCAGTCTGTTGCAGGACCAACTCCAAACTTACTAGCATTTGCTAATAATCCACCAAGGTCGGCTGTTCCGCTAGTTAAACTACTTAAATTATTTGGAATTCCTGCCAATGTACTTGTTGAGAGACTACTAAGTGCGGTTGTTGCAGAGGATAATCCTCCGTTAGCAGCATTAAATATTTGTCCAATGGGGGCAGTTGCATCTGTTCCCGGTGTTATAATTTGTCCAGTTTGTACCATTGTGTCAAAACTAGATTTCATAAGTCCAAATTGGATCTTATCTTGTAGTGCTGGATTTGTTAATATATCAGAAGCAGATGTTACACCATCTTTACCGGTCCAAACACTTGGACTTCTTAATACATCAACAAAATTATTTGAAGTAGCCATAATTGTCCTTATAAAAATCTTTCTCTAGTGCCGCACTTTAAATATCCAGCTGCTTCTAATTGCTCTGCGTTAAATCCATATTTGCCTAGGCCTAGATCGTTAGTCATTATATCAGCAGGTTGACATACACTTGCTGCACATGCTGCCATAATTGCTTGGACATTTGTAGTTGATAATGGACCAATTGGTTCCGTTACAACTGATGTATCAACATAATCCGAGACAGTGATGCCATTATTAATTGGCACATCTAGTAACACTGGCAAGGATGATATAATAGTAAGCCCGGTGTTAATGCCGGTAATACCATTGGTTGATATAGCGCCACCATTATAAATGGCTAATAAAGGAATATCAGGTACACCGGCTGTTCCTCTGGATAGCCTAGACTGTGCAAATTCAATTGATGTAGTTTCTATGGGCTGTAATATGTCTCCGGATTGTAATCCTATAAAAGCACCTGCGGCCAGTTGTTCGAGATAAACTCGCTCAGCTTCGGCGGCAGTAGTTCCGGCAGGAGCTTCTAGTGTAAATAACAATCCATTAGGAAGATTAAAAGTAAACTTGGCCATTATGATACTGTTCCTGTATATCCCGATGGCAACGGTTTAGTATTTGGGGCCGTAGTCGGCTGTCCCGGTTCCATTGCTACTTCTACACTAATGCCTTTATTATGTAACGGATATGGCTCGTGTGTGGGTGCTCTTGTAACAATACTTTCTAGTCCAACCGGAGCAACTTGCCAGCCGGTTGCTTGATTGAATGATGTGTCCGGCATTACTCGTTTTTCTAATTTCTTAGGAGTTTCTATATTTTCTGCAGAACCGCCATTGAGATCAATTCCACCAGCTTGAAGTACCATAGCACTTCCAGCGTTCCACGACCCTTTATTACTGACCAATGCTAAACTTCCATCTGCCTTTACAGCAATACGGGCTTTACTATATAACGTAGTTTCTTCTGTACTGTATAGTGTTAATTTCTTTTCAGTCTCTATTGTAGTGCCACCAATACTTTTCATATTAATTTTACCACCGGCAAACATATTAATATCTTTGTCTGCGTGAAGATTAATTGTTCCTTGTGTTCGTAGATTGACCGAGTTTGTAGCATATACATCTAGTGTGCCTTCTTGCCCAAACTCTAACCAAGTTTGTCCATTAGCGTGAATGATGTACAAGAAATTACCATCATCGCTCATTGTAATTTGATGCCCGGCACTAGTTCTAATACGGACAAGATTGTCTTTACCTTCAATATTGCCGTCATCCATAACAATGTTATGCCCACCGCGGCGGCCAATAACATTTACATCGTCATTTGTAATAGTACCTGCATCAATTTTCTGTTGTACGTCTTTTTCTTGTATCCCACTTTTGTATACTGCTCGTCCAGGAGTGCTAACTCCGAATACAGCACTAGGGCTTTCTCGTTGACTGGTAGAACTAATAGGTCCACGTTTTGGATCTGCTAAAGTTCCTTGCTGAAACATTTCAGCTGCCAACACACTATGAACTGGTTTTGGTTGATTATAATATTGTGGATTATCATCAATTTGTTGATTGTTGGGATTGATTTCAGTTACAGGTAATACCGTTGCACCTAGATAATAACTTTTTTGATCACTATTTTGTAAATCAAAATGTGTGCTTGCTCCTATAGCAGGAATCATATGTGTCATTCCTTGATCTGGGATACATCCTAAGTAATATCCTAGACTAGGGTCGCCGCCAGCAAATACGCACAATACACTAACACCCAAATCGGGTGTAGTAAACCACATGCCGTAACTTTGTGGATTGCCATCTAAGTATCCGCCAACACCATCAGTGTCGCCTTTTTTTCCTGGTTGTGGAGGTGTTGCTCCGTAGAATGACGGGCAATAGCTAACCGTGCGCCACAAAGACGGATTCTCTGGATCATTGCCAGATAGTTGTTCAATATAAACTTGTAATCTTCCTTGACGTGTTGGATCAATATTATTTTTTACAACGCCAACGAATGGGCCAAAGTCCGCGGTCATGCCTCCGCGATCGTATTTGTAGTTTCTCGCTACGCCACTTGATCGTTGTATATTATCTGCCATTATTCGTCCTTCTTCATTAATTGATTTTCCCGAGCAAGTCGTTTTTCTGCATCAGTTAACGAAGCACTAGTTCCAGTAATATATACTCTAAACGGTTCGGTGCTGGAAACAGCGGGGCCTACAGCCGGATAAGCTACATTAGGTGGCCAACCCGGCGGAGCTCCTTCTGCAATAGTTGCATTAGGTTTTGCAGGCAGTGGATTACTATTAATTAATCTAGGATCAGTTGCGCCAAAGTTTTGACGTGCTACTGCTGCATTATTAATTGCTAATTCTTCTGCGGTGGGTCCACCTATTCCTCCTCGTCCACCTCCAATGGTAGCAGGATCTGTTCCGCGACCGCCATCAGTTCCGTCATCAGTCCAGTCTGAGTCATTGCCGTTTGCGTCTCCGTCTATAGTGCCGC